GGTGGCGGACATAGTAATGGTGCTGGTGGTGGAGATTGGGGAAATGGTGGTGGAACAGGTCAAAATTTAACTTGGACTGGTGGTAGTGGTGGCGCTGGAGGCGATGCTGTTAGTGGCTCGTATACACTAACTGCTAATAATGGTTCAATGCACGGGACGTAAATATTATGAATATTACAGCAACAAAAAATGCAACTACTCAAACTATTGACGTAGTTGTTAACAACGATGGAACTGAAAAAACTTTATTTCATACGATAACAAAAGTTTCAGGAATAGACGTTACTAGTGGTGGTTCTAATGCAGATGTATTTTTGAGTTATTTAGATACTGTTGATGGATCAACACAGTCAACAACTTTAAATGTAAAAGCATCAGAAAATGGTACAGCAGTTATAACAGTAAAAGCACATGCTTATGTACCATCTGAGGTAGTTGCTTTTAGTGCCGCATTGACTGCGCTTTGGGCAGAAAATACTGCTGAACAAATAACAGCTATGTCAGCTAGTGAGGACTTATCAGATTCTCAGCCAACACCAACAGAACTTACATCATCTAACATTACATTAGTTTTTGACGATTCTAACGGTGTACATCAATTTGCATAACACCTAGTTAAAATTTAATAAGGAGAGCAAGTGAATGCATTAGACTTTGTTACGGTTGAAAATGTAATGTCTATAGAGTTTTGTAAAGAATTTATTACAAAATCTAATAAAGAACAATACAGTAAACACCAATGGTCTTATAACAATGCTGATGAAGCTAATAATGCCTTAATAGATGAAAAAAAAGACTGTGATGTGCAACATTTGAATTTAGAATTACAAGATTTATTAATTCCACATATAAACAAAGCTATAGAGATATATTCAAATAAATTTACTAAAGACAATATAGGCGTTCTAGTCACAAAATTTTCAACTCCTAGATTAAACAGATATAAAGTTGGTCAAGGAATGGAAAAGCATTATGATCACATACACTCTTTATTTGCAGATAACGAAGGAATACCTGTATTAAGTTTAGTTGGTGTCTTTGATGATCATTATGAAGGTGGTAATTTTGTTGTTAGAGATAAAGAAGTTTCTCTAAAAACTGGTGATATATTAATAATGCCTTCAATTTTTATTTACCCTCACAAAGTAACAACCGTTACTAAAGGTGTAAGACATTCATTTGTAAGTTGGGCGTATTAATGCTAACTTTTGAAACTCATACAAATTTTTTACCTTCAGCTTCTTTTATAGACATTCAAGAGGCAGTTTTAGGCGGTGAATTTCCGTGGAGAAGAAGAGATACTATGGCAAACGACAAAGACCATCAAATATATTTTAGTTATGGTTTTTACAATGAAATGTCTTCTCTATCTGAATTGTACGATATTTTTATAATTCCTGTTTTAAAAAAGTTAAACGCTGTTGCTCCGCTTCAAGTTAGAGCAAATATGTTTATTAGTAGATTATTTGATAAGTCTAGTTGGCATATTGATTATCCTTTTAAATGTAAAACAGCAATTCTATATCTAAATGATTGTGATGGTGGTACGGAACTAAAGATTAATAATAAAGTTACGTTTATAAAAGCAGAGGCTAATAAGATGTTAATTTTTGATACTGCTATACAACATAGGGCGATTACATCTAAAGAACAACCAATACGGTATATTATAAATTTTAATTATTTTACTCAAGGAGATCAAGACAAGTGATACAAAGTTTGTTTCCTATACCTCTTGGTGTTTATGATCTCGACAGAGAAATTAAGAGTAATGAAATCTCTGCTATTAAATCACTAAAGTATTATGCTAATCAAGGCAATCAGACAAGTGAGAATACTTCTATTTTTGATTTATCTGCACTTCGTTTTATTCGAGAGTTTGCTGAACAATCTATTGCAGATTACTGTAAAGAGGCTTATTCAATAACTGATAAAGTTGAGATGTACATTACGCAGTCTTGGGCAAATCACACAAAACCTACGGAATGGCATCATGCTCACAAACATTCAAACTCTATTGTATCAGGTGTTTTTTATATCGAAACAAATGATAATGATAAGATTTCTTTTCTACAAGCTAACTCAATGAACCCAGTTGTAACTTACTATCACCTTCCGTTTAAAGATTATACTGCCTATAATGGCGCAACATGGTGGATGCCTTCAATTAAAGGTCGATTGTATTTATTTCCTTCTAATCTTGAGCATGAAGTTACTAAAGTTGAGGGAAACAAAGATAGATGGTCTATTTCATTTAACACATTTATTCGTGGAGAAATTGGCGAAAAACAGTCTTTAACACACTTAATATTGTAAATAAAGAGTATGATAAAAAAAAGTAGTACGAATAAGGAGAAAGAAAACAATGATACATAGAAGCACAACACCAGTTTTTGGAAGTGCAATATATTGCAATGAAATAGATATAGATGAGAAAAAAATTGTATCTTTGATAGATGCACCTATTAAATCTTCTCAAGTTGGTACAGAATATAAAGGTAAAGATTCTTATTATGCATTAGAACAGAAAAAGTTTAAAAGTTTAAAAAACGCAATACTAAAAGAGTTTCATTATTATGCTTCTGAAGTTTTGCAATACAGCAATAAATTTAAAATGACTACGTCTTGGTTTACACAATTAGACAAGGGTGAACAAGGTCAACCACACAACCACAATAACTGTTTTATAAGTGGAGTGTTGTATCTTAAAACTTATGAAAATAGTGGTGACATTGTTTTTAAAGATTACACAGATAGTAGATTTATGTTGTTTCCAAAAGAATACAATTTATACAACAGTAAAGACTGGGTTTACAAACCAACAAATAAAATGATTCTATTTTTTCCAAGTAGTTTGTACCATGAAATTGAGGAAAACAAATCAGATCACACAAGACATTCTCTAGCATTTAATTTTATTCCAATAGGTACTTTAGGCGATATAACTTCAGATAGTCATTTTGTTTCTAACTATTAACTATGAATAGAAAAATTAATAACACCATAGCCTTTGGCATAGTAGCTTGTTTTTTAATACTATCATTCTCAGCTATGGCTGAAACAACTACTGTAGATCAAACAACGACATCTACTGTCAACACGACAGGAAAAAACGAAACTACAGTCTTCTCGCCACCACCAAGCGCCATATCTCCAAATGTAGGCGGAAATAACTCAGACCTATGTACTATCTCATCTAGTGGAGCTTTAGGCACACAGATACTATCCTTGAGCTTTGGAGCGACATATACAGAGGCAAATTGTTTGTTATTAAAAAAGGCTAGGATGCTCTATTCGGCCGGAATGCGGGTAGCCAGTGTATCTTTGCTTTGTCAAGACCCGGCGATTTTTGAAGCTATGAAAATGGCCGGGACGAGCTGCCCCTACCTTGGCAGCATAGGCAGCGAGGCTGCTGAACTTTGGGAGATACATAGTAATGAAGTTCCAAGTCTTTCTGTAGAAAAAAAATCTAAAACCGTGGAGGAAAAACGTGATAGTGCCATTAAGATTATGGGTGCTGTGGCTTCTGCTTTTTTGTTCTTCTAGCACATACGCCAACAGTTACATATACGGATATACGCCAAACGTAACTATTAATGGCAGTACATGGGGAATGAACGCTAGTACGCTAGGTGCATATGGTATCGGTGGTATGGACGTATCAGGTGTTATATACACTTATAAGCCTATAAAGAAACTTGAAGATGACTTTGTTGTTATTATAGAAAATGATAAAGTAGGTGGTGGCTTTGTATGGCAAGACAAAGAAGATTGGTCAGGAAAGCACCCAATAAGAATTAAAAAAGTTATTCCTCTTGCTTACACGCCACTAGCTTTATTTGGCAAAGGTCGAGTTAGAACAACTGGTACAGGAACAGTAGAAGACCTTTCAGTAATCTATATGTACCGTTTTGATAGTTGCTTTAACCCACAATCCGATCCTAGTTGTTCAGGTTACGTTAAACCAAAGCCACCTCCAGTACCTAAAATCCCTGACTATGATGCTACTGAAGACGAATCAGTTAAGTTAGCACAAGAAGAAACAGATCAAGATTTATTAGAAGATGAAGATACTGATGGAAATGAAGACGAAGAGGAAGAAGGCTTAGAAATTGAATTGTTATTAGCTAACACTACAAATGCTATAACTATTGCAAACGAAATATCACAAGCAGCACAAATGAAAGCTATTAATAACGTCACTAATTTCACACCATACTATGTTGCTGTAATCCCTGATAGTTACTACGCTGATACCATAACTTTACAAGGTGGCACTATAGTGGATAATAAGAGAGCATTAAGGAGCTTGGCGCAAGATAATTTAATGAATCAAATGATAGAGGAGCAATACAAATGAAAAAGCTAATAATAATAGGTTTAATTTTAGGGGCTATTTCAGTCCAAGCAGAGAACATAGACATAACTGGTACTGTCCAAAGTAGATGTACTGTGAACGTAGATACTCCCGGAGCCTATGGCAACCCCAATGCGTATACCCTGACCACTGCACCAGCTAGTGCAGGTCAAGAGCCTATAGTAAGGTTTGATGTGAGTTTAGCTAATGCTTATAAAGCAGAGGTTAGCTACCCTACATCGTTTAGCTCAAGCCCATCATTATCTGACACCGTTGCCTGGACTGGGGCTGTGACAGTAGCCCAAACGTCAACATCTGATATGTCAGGCTACCAAGCTGCAAGTAGCATAGCGGGCTCAAAAAGAACTTACGCTTTAACAGTCGCTGGTACTACATGGTTTAAGTCTACATCAATTGCTACGTATGGTGGCGGTCAGGCTAAAGCCTTTCCGGGCGGAGCTTACAAATCATATTTGTTAGCAAGCTGCGTAGCTCAGTAGGACTAGCACTACTATTATGTAGTGGCTTAGTATTTGCGCATGAAATGACACCGACCTATCCTACTTGGTCGGTATCAGCCATAAGTGGAGTCAAAAAGACTACTATGGAGTTATGGAACGCAAGAAACGATGTAGGATATTATGAAATAGGATTGTTTAATGATACTTGGGAAACGATCCCTTTTGTTACAAGCAACAAAATTATTAAGTTAAATTATTTAAGTAAGACTAAATTTGATATTTACATAAGAGAAAAAGATATTGAAGAGGCTAGGTACGTTTGTTCGGTGTCTAAATTAAGGAGTAAGAATGAGAGTAAAACTTTGTTAGTTACTAGAATATGCTCAAAATTCAAACAAGCATGGGAGTTATAAGATTTATTATGTTGGCTTTACTATGCTCACAGGCAATGGCTAGTAACTCAATCAACTTAGCCTTACCTAGTGCAAGTATGGGTTATGGTACAGACTCTATTAAAGCAAATGGCATTGACTGCTCCAACTCTATAGGTGGTTCCACAAACGTAGAAATCGGAATGACTGGAATTATTGAAAACGCTGACTCATTTTTTAATGATGACGATCCGTTAAATCCTACCAGTAAAGATTTTGCAGTCTATGCAAGACTTGTAATACCACTTGATGCTCCTAGAGAAAGAATTAATTGTAATACTTTATTT